ATTATGCAAAGACTTTCCTCTATTGCAAAAGAGGGAGAGGTAATAACAGTTGTCCACGATGTTCAATGATTTCCTAGAAGTACTTAAGGAAAACAACTTTGACGAGATTCCAGTAGATGCAAAGACATTTGTTGAGTCTCCAGATTTTCTTGGGCAACCATCATTATCTGATATTCAATACGACATTGTTGAGGCTATGAGTCAGATTTATAAAAAAGAAGACTTAGAAGAGTTAATGGGATCAGTAGAAGGTAGCAAATATTATGCAAAATATACTAAGAACGAAATCATTTTACAGTTGGGTAAAGGTAGTGGCAAAGATTTTGTTTCCACTGTTGCTTGTGCTTATGTTGTTTATAAGTTACTTTGCCTTAAAGACCCTGCCAGATATTTTGGAAAGCCAAGCGGAGACGCTATAGATATTATTAACGTTGCAGTAAACGCTCAACAGGCTAAGAACGTTTTCTTTAAAGGTTTTAAAACAAAGATTGAAAAATCACCATGGTTTGCAGGCAAGTATAATCCAAAAGCAGACAGCGTTGAGTTTGATAAATCAATTACTGTTTATTCTGGACACTCAGAGCGTGAGTCACATGAAGGTTTGAACTTGCTCATGGCAGTCCTTGATGAAATTTCTGGGTTTGCATCTGAAGTAGGTACTGGAAATGATCAAGGAAAGACTGCTGAAAATATCTACAAAGCCTTTAGCGGTACAGTAGATTCTCGTTTCCCAGACCTAGGCAAGGTTGTTTTACTTTCTTTTCCAAGATATCAGGGTGACTTTATTTCAAAGCGGTATGACGATGTAATCATGGATAAAGATGTAATAGAACGTAGACATACCTATATAATTAATCCCGATTTACCACATGATGATTCAAGTAATCAACTTGAAATTGTATGGGAAGAAGACCATATTGTTTCATATAAAATACCAAAGGTATATGCATTAAAAAGACCTACATGGGAAGTAAACCCTACTAGAAGTATTGAAGATTTTAAAATGTCTTTCTTTAAAGATATGGGAGATGCAATGATGCGCTTCCTTTGTACACCAACATACTCATCTGATGCTTTTTTCAAGCAAAAAGATAAATTAGAAAGATGTATGACCTTAAGAAATCCTGTGGATAGTCATAGAAGATTTGATCCAGGCTTTAAGCCAGATCCAGAAAAAACTTATTATGTTCATGCTGACCTTGCACAAAAACATGACAAGTGTGCAGTAGCAATTGCACATGTTGATAAGTGGGTTAGTATTCAGGTTATTAAAGATTACCAGCAGGTAGCACCAGTTGTTATTGTTGATGCCGTTGCTTGGTGGGAGCCAAAGGTAGAAGGCCCTGTTAATTTATCTGAGGTTAAACTGTGGATTCAAAATCTACGCAGAGAAGGCTTTAATATTGGAATGGTATCGTTTGACCGCTGGCAGTCCTTTGATATTCAAAATGAACTAAAGGCTGTTGGAATAAGAACTGATACTGTTTCTGTTGCTAAAAAACACTATGAAGATTTAGCAATGATGATATACGAAGAAAGAGTTGCTATGCCAATGATTCCTTTGTTGCTTGAAGAGATGAGCGAACTCAAGATTATGAAAAATAATAGAGTAGACCATCCACGCAAGAAATCTAAGGACTTGGCAGATGCCGTTTGTGGGGCGGTATTTGGAGCAATATCCCATACCAGTAAGGATTCCAACCTAGAAATTGAGATCCATACATGGTCAACCGCATCCCGACTTGCACAAAAGCAAAGGGATATGGTAGAATTAGAGACTAGGGAGATTCCTGAAGATATCAAGAATTTCCTAGATGAATACAAATTAATTTAATCAAACAAGGAGAAAAATGAATTCATTTAAGAAGATCGCTCTTGCCGTGGTTGCAGCCATGACATTGGGCACAATGGTAGCAACACCTGCAAGTGCTAACACCATGTCAGTTGTAGCAACAACATGGAACGGTACGGCATTCGCTGCACCAGCAACTGCTGGAACAGCACTAACTACTGCAATTGCACGTCCAGTGCCTGCAGATAACAAGATTAACGATGCTGACGTGGTTCAGTTGGTAGCAACAGTTATTGCTGGAACAAACGTAACTGCAACAGCAACTAACGCAACAATCGTGTCTGCACTACATGATGCAGCAGCACCAGTAGGAGCATCATCAGGATCATCATCCTTGACAATTGCAACAGGTACTGGAACAACAGCAACATTTTATGTCTACACAAAGACAACAGCAATTGGAACAGTTGTAATCACAAATGGCCCAGTAACACTTACATATTATGTACAGGGTACTGCTGGTCTAATTAACAACCTAACAGTTTCTACACCTGCTTCAGGTGCTGCTGGCACAAAGCAAGACATTGTTGTAACTGCAACAGATGCATTTGGAAACAAGGTATCTGGTAAGTCAATTACTGCAACAGTATTTGCTGCAACAGCAGTCATGGATACAGCAACAGTAACAACTGGTGCTACACTAACAGACTTTGGAACAGCAACCTTTAAGGCAACTCTTCCAACAACAGGAACACGATCACTTATTACATTTGCTCCAACAACTGCAGGAGATGCAGTTGCAGCAGCAGTAGTAGGCTTGACCGCTCCAACACTTGCACCATTTGCAGAAATTGCAGTTCGTGATCTAGTATCAGAACTTGCTGCTCAGGTTGCTGCAAAGGATGCAGCACTTGCTGCCAAGGCTGTTGCAGATGCCGCAGTTGTAAAGGCTGCTGCGGATGCAGTTGCTGCTAAGGCTGCTTCAGATAAGGCTCTTGCTGATGCAAAGGTTGCTGCAGATGCAGCACTTGCTGCAGCAGTAAAGGTAGAGACAGACAAGGCTGCTGCTGCTAAGGTAGCATCAGATGCTGCTCTTCTTGCTAAGGATGCACAGATTGCTAAGTTGACTGCAGATAATGCAGCAGCAATTAAGTCTATGAAGGATGCATTCAACAAGTTGGCTCTTCAGTGGAACAAGAAGAACCCAAAGGCTAAGGTTGCTCTAGTTAAGTAATTAGTCCAACAAGGAGGGGAGCCATTAACTTGGCTCCCTTTTTTGTTATCTTGATATCTCTAATTGAATAATTTGATATAATAAGCAAGAGGAGAGTCCCCACTTGAAAAAACTCTTGCGTACATTTACAGTTTTTATTCTTGCTTTTGGATGGCTATTTATAGCACCAACAGGGGCTAATTCTGACGATCCTATAGCAGTAGGAGGACAAAGGATAGAAGCCTTGAATAACAAGGTTTCAGACCTTAATGATATCTCTGAGTTTGTTCCTCTAATAGAAGAAGCCCAAGATAAATATGACTCTGCCGTTATTTCTAGAGATAATAAAATCTTAGCAGAAGAAGATTATCTAGATGCAGTAGATACAGAATCAACATCCCTATCTAATTTAAATAATAAAATATCATTATTAAATGCAGCGCAAAAAGCGGTAGATGATCAAACCCCAATAGTTTCAACTGCATTAACAAATAGAAATAATGCTCAAGAGGCATTAAATATAGCCAATATTAATCTTCAAACCACACAATCTAATATGCAGGCTGCTGGAGGAACAGGGTTAGCCTATACGGTCTATACTCTTGTCAGACAAGGAAATGTCGCTACCCCAGGATCTGTGCTTTGTTCTGGCACTTGGAACTCAAATTCTATGTATCTTCCAGTTTGCGGCAACAGGTATGAAAATTTTATAGTTAAATTTACTGGAACGATTACTGTTCCATCATGGTTTACACAAACCTACTTTGCAGGATATACAGATGATGGATTTAGAATGTATGTAGACGGAAATCTTGCAATAGATCAATGGATAGAGCAAGGGACTACTTGGAGCGACTATTCACCAGTATATGATGTTAGCGAAGACAAAACGTTGGGTGTAGAGATTTGGTGGTATAACGGCGGAGGACCTGGAAATTATCATCTTGGATGGGCAATTCCTGGAGGATGGACTGGAGCAGGATGTGACTATGCTGGAAATCCAAGAGTCTGGGGACAAAACTTTAGTTGTAATCTTGGAACATTTTCTTCTGGCCCAGGTGCAACACAGGAACAGATAGATGACTACAACGAAGCACTTGCAGCAAGAACATCTGCTTTGGCAGTATATAACGATAAGTTATCTGTTTACAATCAGGAGGTTGCAACACTAAATGAATTACAAGATGACTTAGAATTAGCGCAGGAAGAAAAAGATGCTGCAGAAACCACATATGAAATTGCAGAACTAAACACTGCTTTAGCATTAGCAGCAAAAGATTTAGCAATTGAAAACTACAATAGTGCTATTGAAGATATGAATAATGCTATTACTGCTGCTGAAGAAGAGTATATTGCTCAATGGGATTTTGAAGAAAAGCAAAGAATTAATGCTGCTATTGCTACTGCCCTTGCAAATATGCCACAGCCACAGCCCACTCCAGAACCTTCAGTAGCGCCAAGCCCAGCACCATCACCTGAACCTACAGTAGAAGAGCCACCAACACCTGCTCCAAGCCCTGAACCAACGCCAGAGGCACCACCTACAGAAGAGCCTAAACCAGAACCAACACCAGGTCCGAAACCAAGCCCAGATCCAGAACCAACTCCTGTACCTGAGCCAGAGCCTACAGTTGATCCAACACCAGAGCCATCTCCAGAACCTTTGCCAGAACCTACACCAGAGCCAACTCCTGAACCAGAACCAACGACTAATCCTGAAATAAAAGATGAAGAGTTGGCTGCGCTTATTCCTGAAAAGGGTACAGGAACATCAGAAGATTTATCTGGAGTTATTGCTAACCTTACAAGTAAGGATAATAAGTTAGTTACACTTTCACCTGAGCAAGTAGCAGCAGTTAGCCAAACCCTAA